CGGTGGTCAAAGATTGGCACAAGCTGGAGCTGGTGGTTCAGGTATAGTAATGATAAGGTACAAATTTCAATAGGTAAAAATTATGAGTGAAGTAAAAGTAAATAAAATTAGCCCACGATCCGGAACAACGGTAACATTAGGAGATAGTGGCGATACGTTCACAATTCCTAGTGGTGCAATAATTAATAACCAAGGTACGGCAACAAACTTTGGTGCAACAGGTTCGGCGTCTTGGACAACAACAGTTAAGACAGGAGATTTTACAGCAGTAGCTGGCGAAGGATATTTTGTAAATACAACAAGTGGTGAGATTGATGTAACACTACCAGCAGGTTCACCTGGTGCAGTAGTTGCAGTTAAAGATTATGCAAAAACTTTTGATACAAGTAATTGTATATTAGTTCAAAATGGTTCAGATAAAATTGGTGGTTCAACTAACAATGCAATTTTATCAACAGAAGGTTTAGCAGTTACATTAATATTTATAGATTCAACACAAGGTTGGTTAGTAACAGATGATGGTTTACAATCAGTTGCAGTTACTAACCCATTTATTGAAGCTACAGGTGGAACAATAACTAATACACCAACTTGTAGAATACATACTTTTACAGGACCTGGAACTTTTGCAGTAACTGGTTTAGCAGCGAGTGCTGCAAATAATGAAATTTCATATCTAGTGGTTGCTGGTGGTGGATCAGGTGGTGCAAGAAATCCAGGAAATGCAAATGGCGGTGGCGGTGGAGGTGGATTTAGAGAAGATAAATCACCAGTAACACCTTACACAGCTAGTCCTTTAGATGGTGCTGGACCGATAACATTAACAGTAACAGATTTTCCAATACAAGTTGGAGCTGGTGGGGCTGCAATTTCACAAACACCTTCAAACTTACAAGGTAATGATGGTTCAGTTTCAACTTTTTCTACAATAACTTCAGCAGGTGGTGGCGGTGGTGGCGGAGGAGGAAATGATACTCCTTTAACAAATGGTAGACCCGGAGGTTCAGGTGGTGGAGCTGGTGGTGGTATTCCATCAGGAATTACAGGTGGTACAGGAAATACTCCTCCTACAACTCCTGCACAAGGTTTTAATGGTGGTATAGGGGGAAATGCTCCAGGAGGAAATGGTCCTGGTGGAGGAGGAGGAGGCGCTACAGAAGTTGGACAAGCTGCTGTTAGTTCGTGTGTAAGTGGCAGAGGTGGTGCTGGTGCAACAACAAATATTTCAAACTCTCCACTCGGATATGGTGGTGGAGGTGGAGCAGGTAAAATTAACGCTTCAGGAGGAGCAGGATCTCCTTGTGGATCAGGAGGTACTGGAGGTATAAATCCTACAGGTCCAGGTCCAGCATTTAATGCAGCCGATAATAGAGGTGGCGGTGGTGGTGGCGGATATGCTGGTGGATGTACTGCTGGAACATCTGGTGCTGGTGGTTCTGGAGTAGTGATAATAAGATATAAAATTGCATAGTTGAATAATAATTAAAATTAATATATAAGGAGAAACATTATGGCACATTTTGCAAAACTAGGAGCTAACAGTAAAGTTATTCAAGTACTTACTTTGAATAATGGTGATATGTTAAACGCTGACGGCGTTGAAGATGAAACAGTAGGACAACAATATTTAGAGACACATAATAATTGGCCTGCACAAATGTGGATTCAAACATCTTACAATACATCTGGTGGTACACATTCAGGTGGCGGAACACCTTTAAGAGGAAATTACGCAGGTATAGGTTATACTTGGGACGAAGATGATCAAATTTTCTGGCTTAAAAAACCTTATGCATCTTGGGTAAAAGATACTGCAACAGCAAGTTGGAAATCACCAATCGGTGATGCTCCAGCATTAACAGCTGAACAAGAATCACAAAATACAGCTGATACTCACAGATGGGGTTACGTCTGGAATGAAGCTAATACAACTTGGGACTTGACAGACAGTAAAGCATAAATTAAAAATGGTGGTGGTATGCAGAGACAAGTATTAACAGAACAAGCTCTATATTATGGTGATGTCGATATGCCCAAAGATTGGGATATTGACCGAGATAAATTATCAGGCGACATTTTACAATCAGTAATTCAAAACAAAGATTTTCCGTTTTCACGAACTTGGGATATGTTAAATACCTATATGCGAGATCATGTTGGTCTTGAATATGGTGTAAATTTAATTAACAAAGAAACGTGGGGTAATATCTATAAACCCGGCGAGACTACAATTCCATTATTAAATATAGATCCAGTAGATTTACGTAACTCTCCAGACTTTACATTATTATATGGTGTCAAAGTTAAAGACTGTATGGTCAGAATACACTTTGAAGATAACAGACGTAAAGGAAGATCTTGGGATATAAAACTTGAGAACAATATGTTTATAATGTTTCCATCAACTAATATGTATTACTTAACTAACAATCAAAAAGATTCATTAAACTTTGTACAAACAATAACTTATGAATATATCTAATTACTACTGGCATTTTCCGGCAGCACTCACACCAAAGTTTTGTGATGATGTAATAGCTTATGCAAATTCACAAGAAGAAGTAATGGCTAGAACAGGTGGCTATGGTGATAAAAAATTAAACAAACAAGATATTAAAGATTTAAAAAGAAAAAGAAACTCTGATCTAGTATGGTTAAATGATACTTGGATATATAAAGAATTACACCCATACGTTCATATGGCTAATAAAAATGCTGGTTGGAACTTTGATTGGGAGAGATCTGAATCGTGTCAGTTTACAAAATATAAACATAATCAATATTATGATTGGCATTGTGATAGTTGGGATAAAGTTTATGACAGAAAAGATCCTAATCATCCAGAGCACGGCAGAATTCGAAAACTATCTATGACTTGTCAATTAACAGATGGTTCAGAATATACAGGTGGTGAATTAGAATTTGATTTTAGAAACTATGATCCACATATGAGAGATGAAGCTAAACATTTAAGAAGAGCAAAAGAGATTTTACCTAAAGGATCTATTATTGTGTTTCCTTCTTTTGTATGGCATAGAGTTAAACCCGTAACCGCTGGCACAAGATATAGTCTTGTTGTTTGGCATTTAGGAAAACCATTTAAATAATGTTTATTTACGAAGATAAAATAAATAAAAAAATATGTTTAGATTTAATAAGTATATTTAAAAACTCTAATCAAAAAGAATTTATTAAAAATGAATATACTACTATGAATCAAATTACTGTTGATATTTATAATCCTCTTTTAGAATCTTATATAAAATCTTTAAATAAAATTAAAGATAAGTATATAAAAAAATATAAATATGTAGATAAAGAACAAGAACCTTGGAACTTATCTCCACAAATAAAAATTCAAAAATATAAACCAAAACAATATTATAGTGGTTGGCATTCTGAATTAGATGGTATTGAAAGAAAACAAAAAAGAATTTTAGTTTTTACAACATATTTAAACACTATTCAAAAAGGTGGTGAAACAGAATTTTATTATCAAAAACAAAAAATAAAACCAGTAGCAGGTAAGACAATTATTTTTCCTCCTTATTGGACACACACTCACAAAGGAAATGTAACAAATACAATTAAATATATAATAACGGGATGGTATACATATGTACATTAATAATTACTTTAACACGACCATTTGGTCAGAACAAAAACCAGAATTTGTAAAATCTTTAACAAAAGCATCTAACAAATATATTAAAGCCGCTAAAAATTTTCCAGAAGCTAAAGCACATATAAAAAAGTTTGGAGACTTTGGAAGATCTTATCACTCAACACCACTAACAGCTGACAATGACTTTATAGATTTTAGAAATTACATTGGTCAAAAGTCTTGGGAATATTTAGATCATCAAGGTTTTGATATGCAACAGTACACAACACTATTTAGTGAGATGTGGGTACAAGAGTTTGCTAAAAAAGGTGGTGGTCATCATTCAGCACACGTACATTGGAATCAACACGTATCAGGTTTTTATTTTTTAAAGTGCAGTGACAAAACTTCTTATCCTGTATTTCACGAACCTCGAACAGGTGCAAGATCTACAAAATTAAAAATGAAACAAGACTCAAAAGGTGTGTGGGGTGGTAGTGAGCTTATACATTTTAAACCTACGCCAGGTACACTAATTATTTTTCCAGGGTTTTTAGAACACGAGTTTAGTGTAGATTTTGGTATAGAGCCTTTTAGATTTATACATTGGAACATACAAGCGGTGCCGAAAGAGATGGCTAAAGATGTTTAAGAAGAAAAAATATACAGTTATTCGTCAAGCAATATCAAAAGACTTGGCTAGTTTTGTTGCAAACTATTTTATGATGCAAAAACAAGTTTATGATACTTGTAAACAGGCTAGATACTTTTCACCGTTTGAAAATATTATAGGTCAGTATGAAGAACCTGATGGTCAAATACCAAATACTTATTCTCAATATGCTAATATGGCTATGGAAACTTTAATGCTTAAATGTCAACCTAAAATGGAAGAGGCTACAGGATTAAAATTATATCCAGCTTATACATATGCAAGAATTTATAAAAAAGG